TCCTCCATAATATACACCTACGTTATCTATACTTGCACCTGCAAGTCCATACCTTGGGATACCTACGGGTGTTTCAGAGCCTATAATAGTACCACTAGAATTTATCCTTGTTACTGCATTTGTTGGGGTAAATGGATTATTCGAAATTAGTCCTCCATAATATACACCTACAGTAGGGCCTACATACAAATTCTGCACCCAAACTGCAACACCATTAAATATTACTTTAGTAATATTAGTACCATTAAACTTAAGTACATTTGCTACATTTTCTGGTATTTTAGTACCATTAAAAATTAAAGGCATATACCCTCCTTAGGTTGTAGGGATAGTTAATGTTTTACCACTTAATGCCATTTTAGCACAGCCATAGGTAGAACTAGTAGATTTTTGTGCTGCTACTTCTACTGTCTTATATGCCACATTACCTTTATGCAAAGCTAATGTATTACTAGATATTGCTAATGCGTTTGTTGCATGTACCGTGACTATAAGTGCACCAGCCGCTATGGCATATACTTGCATAACTATCCCCTTATTTTTCGAGCGATAAGCTCTTCTATTAAAACTAAACCACGCGTCCCTTGGTGTGACGCCACACCGACGAGCGCAGCAGTGAGCCATCCATCAAACCCGCTATGCTGGCAAAGAGCATAAGTCACAACGCCGATAAAGCCAGACGTAACCGTGTCGCCGATCCATTCGCTTAGCGAGAACCTGCTAATAGTCCCAGTTTTAATTTTACGTATTGTGTGCACGGTTCCGCCCCAGATAGAGAGTAGTATCACCCACAACCACGTGAACATGTTAGGGAGCCATTCAGGGGGGACATTATTTAACATACCAATGTTTCCTTATTTCCATTATTTTACCTCCGTTGGTTTACTTGGTAATACACAAGTTAATGTTGAGTCTCTAAGTGCTTGTCTATATACTCTCCACTCTGTTGAGTCTAATCCTAAGTCTACTGACTTATTTATTTCTATATCAGCTTCTACTAGGAGATTGTTTCTTTCTGCTCTAAATTGTGCTTGAGTTTCTTGTTTAATCTCTTCTGGAGTTCGCCAATCAACTTTATCAAAGCTAATATTCTCACCATCAATTATGATTTTGTTATAACTTTGAGCTTCAAACCAAATAGCATTTGATACTTCTATGTTTAAATCAGTATCGCCTTTTGCAAATCCTAAAATTTTGCCTTGTTCTGTATAATTAATTACATATTTCATTATCTTAACTCCATTACCCTAGCTAAAGTCATTGTTCCGCCAGATGGAGCCCAAAAATAAACACCGTTGTCGTATTTAACCAAAGCCGTAAAAGTAGTAATAGCCGCAGTACTACCTAAAAAACTACTAGATATTATATACCCTCCTTGGAAAATCCTTGCGGACTCCCCAGTTGAACTAACACTAGCGTTCGTGCCCACAAGAATATCTCTATTAGGAAATGGATTATAGTTAACATTTGGATTTCTGCTAGATGTTACATCTACCCAACCCATTCCTAGCCCTATCAGAGCATTATACCACTTAGCTAGTAGCTTAACAGTTACCCCAGTATCACTTGCTCTTGTAGCTATGTTTTTACTTGTACCTTTATTTGCGTGAGCTTGATTTACTATAATATTGTCATCATCTGTTATTACTTCAACTGTAAATTCAGAGTTGTTTTTAGAATCTTCAGCTCCACTAATCTGAATAACATCTCCAATTTCTAAGCCTAAAGCTGTTACTATATTTGTTAATTCAATATTATTAGTAGTAGAATCAAATGATACAGTTCCAGCTAGAGTTGGATTAAATAAAGATAATTTAAGATTTTCAAAACTTAGCTTTTTTAAATCTCCTCCAACTTCTTGTAAAACAAAATTATCTGTATCAACTGAAGTTGGTTTATCTGGTAAAGTGTTTATATTTATAGCTTCATCTACATATTTTTTAGTAGCTACTTGAAAATCAGTTGTTGGTGTTGGTACTATTGGGCTTGATGTAAAAGTTTTAACCCCAGATATCGTTTCATTACCAGTGTTTTTAACTGCTGTAGAATCACTTACTGTTATATCAGCACTACCATCAAATGATACACCATTAATTGTCCTAGCAGTTGTAAGCTTATCTGCTGATACAGCTGCATCAGTTGCATCTAACTTAGAACTATTTAAGGCTGTAATTTTATCATCTAGTACTTTACCTTGATTAGCAGATAATACTTTATATAGTGTACCACCATTAAGGTTATCTACTATCTCAGACTCATCTAATGTCTTACTCCAAGCAGACCATACTGTACCATTGTAGGTTCTATAGTACCAATCTAATGTGCTAAATGATAAACATCTTTGTCCTTTTATAATACCGGAAGACATTTGTTCTAGTGCTATAAATCCACTAGTAGGTGCATTAGCTACATCCGTACCTACAAATATACCAAAATCTGATAAAGTATTACAATCTAAAACATTAGATTGGCTTAATCTCATTATCTTATTTTGAGGGGTAAGACCTAGAAATGTACCGGGTATACCTACGCCTTCAGTTGTATCTACTATACCACTTTCGTCTGTGTCATATACTGCTTTACGCATATCAGCTGCGCCAGTCTCTAGTATCTTATCATCTATGTACTTTTTAGTAGCTGGCTGATTATCGCTAGTAGGAGTAAACTCAGGGCTTAAACCATCTAATCTAAGAACATTTAATACATCAGCTTTTAATGCAAGTGCATCTAATACATCTGATGTATTTGCTTTAAAAGCTAAATCAGCATCTAATCTTTGTCTATTAACTGCATGCATACTATTTGTATCATCAGCTACTTCAAATTGCTGTAAGCTTGAACCAGCTAATTCAGCCTTTGTAGCTAATTCACTATCTACATAAGTCTTACTAGCCTTAAGAAGTAGCAATTCATCAACCCTAGCTCTATTTACTGCATGAGATGGTAGTGTGTCAGTATCTACTGAAAATGTTTGAGTACTAGAACCATTAAGTGCAGCTTTAGTAGCAAGTTTAGCATCTGAATTAGCTATAGTTTCTTTAGCATTAACTACAGCTAATACATTTGTACCTTCCGTGAAAGGTATTACAGCTGCACTTATACCTGTGCCAACTCCTCTGGATTGCTGTACAGTAGAGGTAGATAGTGCTAAGTCTTCAGCTACAATTTTCTCTTTTGTTATTTTTATATAGCTCATTATACAATTCCTGTTATTAGGCCGTTAGTAACTGTTACTAACTTATTATCAGATGATAAGAACGTACCGCTAGCACCAAACGTAAATGCACTAGCTACTGTGTTATCTACATATCTTTTTGTAGCTGGGTTATAGTCTGAAGTTGGGTTATATGGTACACCATTAGTTAGTTCTAACACATCGCTAGATAAAGCTCTCATCGCCATATCAGTTATATCAGCTTTTAAGGATAGCTTAGAGTTAACATCTACAACATTATCTTTTAAAGCTAAATCAGCATCTAATCTCCGTCTATTAACTGCATGCATACTATCAGTATCATCAGCTACATTAAACGTTTGACTACTAGAACCAGTTAATGCCGCCCTAGTAATGTATTGCTGATAGGTAACAGCATCATAACCACTTACACCATTGGCAACTTTAAATAAAACTAAATCAGAGCCATTTAAAGTTGCATATTTTGCATCAGACTCTGCTTTAGTATATCTATCATCTAGTGCTATACCTATACTGAGACTTGTTGTGTAAGGTATAGTAAAAGCACTTATCTTACTACCGCCCCTTGGCTGGCCAGATAAACCAAATCCAAGCTCTAAATCCTCAGTTAATGCTAAACCTTTGGTAACATTCACCATAATATTATCCTTGGTTAGCTAATAACAAAGCCAATACATCACCAATACTTCTAGAGTTATCATAAGGTATTTGATGTGCATTAATAAGCGTGATTGTGACATTTTCACCTTCTCTAACTTGCCCTATTGTGCCTAGACCCATGAGTAAGTCTTCTACTCCAGCCTTTTGCTTAACAAATATAATCTTGTTAGTATCTTGTGTAGTTGCCATCATATTCTCCTATATGTAGTATGTAATTTATCCCTAGTACCACCAGAGAAGTCTTTGCTACTTAACTCTCTAGCTTTCATTAAGTTGCTTGTAAACTTACTTAACTCGAGCTCACCTCTTTGTATATTGTTAGCATCATTATCATCTTGTAATGCTGTACCTACTATGTATTGTAACATAGCTTCTTCCCACATATCTGGTATAGATAGTGTTGATGTAAGCGTAGATACATCCATAGGCACTGCTTCGTAAAATATTTTAAGCAAATTACTTTCACCTACAATGGATGTAGTAACTCCATATTTCCCTACAACAGTGTATACTTCACTATCAGTTATAAAGCCAAATAGTGCTTTATCAGTAGATACATCAACTTCCATATCTACTACTACGCCATAAGCTGAGTTAAATGATGCATCTATATCAGGATGTACTGGCGAACTAGCTAACTCTCCATGCTTTGTAGTTGTATATTCTGCGTTGCCATCAGAGCTTATAGACTCAACTACTCCATATACATCAGCTACATAAAATGGAGATTGTACATCTATTGTTACTCCATAGTTAGATGACAGATAAAATATAAAATCTGAGCTATAACCTTTAATGGTTACAATATCAGTTTCTAAGTCCTCTAACGCTGGATATATTTCAATCATACCCATACCTATATTGTCTTTAAGACAAACAAAGTCAGATTTGAAGTACTTATTAGAGTCTATATCATCACGAGTAAATAAAGGAACTACTTCGCCATTGTATTCAATTCTACGAATTGTCATACAATCAGTTGGTAGTTTATATCTACCCTCAAAATTAGCAAGTGCAATATATGCTTCCTTCCTATATATACCAGTAAGTTTACATATAGAAGCTTGCCCTTGATTAACAATATCAAGCATCCTGGAGTCAGTCCAGCGTTGCTTAGATTTGTCTCCTAGTCGCTCTCTAGCCTTGTTAATAAGAACACTTGCTAACATTAATTAATCCTTAGTTTTAGGCGTTACCTTAGGCGTTACCTTAGGTAGTTCAACTTTTTTAACTTCAGCTTTAGCAGCTTTAGCGTCTTCAAATAACTCACCAGGTTTTGCTGGATTATGGTATTTACTCATACTAACTCCTTAAATAGATTGAATGGTGCCCTCAAATGAGAGGGCACTATCAAGCTATACAGCTGGTACGTCTGTATAACGTCCGTTCTTAACTGTGTAAGGTGTATAGTTAGTAATAACTTGTAGCTTACCAGTTGTAACATCACCAGTACCTGAAACAGTAACTGATACATCAGAACCTGCTAATAATAGCATATCTTCAACTGTAGAAACTGTTAAACCAGTACTTGAAACAGGAGCATCTGTAAATACAGCAGTACCGCCAATTGTAATTGTAACAGTTGTTGTAGCTGGGAATGCTTCCTCAACTAATAGGTATGTCTTACCAGTAATTGCTTCTTTTGGAGCAACCGCAGCTGTGTAAGCAACACCGCCTTGTACGTATTCTGGAGCAGCATTTGTACGTCCACCACCCTCATTTAAAAGGGCAGGAACAGTAACAGCTAATGCTTCAGTCTCACGTTTCATTTGGTTTAAGAATTTACTTGTAATACTTGGCATTATCTACTCCTTAAGCCACTGTGCTATTGTACGTTTCAAATACAACTACACCATAATCGAAACCAGCTACTTTAGCATCATCATAATCAGAACCCTCTGTACGTAGGATAGTCTTTTGAACGTTCATCCATACTTCAAGTGCTGACTCAGATTTAATGTCAAAGTCTTGGCTAGATTTGAATTTATAATCTGGCATTTTACCGAAACCGATTTGAACAGCACCCTTACCTAAAATAAGTCCTCTGTCTGCAATAATTTTTCCAGAAGCGCCGAAGCCTACCTCACCAGTAAAGTTACCATCTTCATCTACCTTACGTAAACCAGCAATCTCAACTTTTGTTTTACCAATTAGCCTTGAGCTAGATACACCAAAGAAGTCTTGAGCTTCAATAACGACAAATGCACCGTATGTCCCTATAACACCTTTGATAAGCCTGTTACCTTCACCACGGATATCAGCATTAGATGTAATTTGAATAAATTTATCATCTTTACGTAAATCACGTGCTTGGCGAGAGTTAATAACCATCAACCATACTTTGCGGCCATCAGCCAATTTATAAGGCTCTAATGGTCTGCGAGTACCACCAGTTTGGTAACCTCTACCAGATTTAACTACATCTTCCATATCCATAGCAAAGTTGTAAGACATAATGTCAGTTGCTGCTAATGTAGCAATTGAAGTCTTACCATTTGGTCTAAGTACATGAGTTGGAGTTTCATTATGAAGTCTACCTTGTAAACAGTCAAAATTAAACTGGTCTTTTGCTCGAATAAATAAATCAGCAAGTTTAGTACGAGAGTCACTATGCTCCGCAAGAGCAAGGTCACCTACATTTTTTGCATCAAATTTATCACCATTATCTACTGACCAACGTAATCTACGAATACGTAAAGAGTCTGAAAATAATTTCTTTTGTTCTGAGTTACCCCATGCTTGCTCTTTATCAACGTGAGCTTCAGATACAAGATTTCCATCCATTTGGAAATGGACCTCATGGCCTTCTTTTACTGAAAAATCATTTTTTTGGTAAATAACTGAGTCTTCACTCATACCTGTAAGGCCATCCCAGAATGAAGTACTACGAGCTTGTACAAGCCCCTTCATTACCCAACCCTTACGAACTAATTCGCTATTGATATCTACGATACCAGTTCCACTTGCTTGAGCGCCCATATGCGTCCTTTAATTAAAATGTAATGCTATCATATAGCGTAGCATCGGTTTCTAAGTTAGAGCTTTCAGTAGGTGGATTTCCACTACCACTAACATTTGTTAACTTTGTAAGTTGTGGTGGATTGTCATATCCAGCAACTTTGGCTTTACTTAAGTATGCATCAACCTCTGCTAAGTAGCCCTCGAATGTTAAATGACCAGCCTCTAACTTTTTCGTTATTCTAGCAGGTACATCATTATCAAGCATTTCGGTGGTTATAGGTACAGCTCTGCCTATATTAAAGTCATCTAACACTGTTAGACGTCTTTCTATCTCCGCTTTAATGCCAGCGTTCTTACGAACTTCACTCATCTGTTCATCCATCTTTGCCGTAACAGTTGATTTAACTTCCTGCTCTAAAGCAAGTTTTCTTTTAAACCACTCATCAGGATTAGTGAACTTTAACTCTTCTAACTCATCCAACTTGTCTTGAGGAATATCCAATCTGCCTGAAACTTTGGCTAGTTGCTCACGCAATGCCTCTACTTCTGCTGCAGTACTCTTAAGTTCAATTTGGGACTTAGTAAAGCCAGCCTGAGTGTCTCGGTACTTCTTCTCAGCCGCAACAGCATATTTGATATGTTCAGGTGTATTTGCTGGATAAACAAATTTACCTTTATCATCAACTGTCACTTCCTTAAGCACTTTATTTACTTGCTCAGCGAATGTTAAATTCTGAGTTGCTGGTTGTTCCATAGAACCATTAGCTCTGGTAGTACCAGATGAACCTAGTAAATCTTGAGCGTATTGTAAGTACTCTTCGGCAGTTTGAGGCTCTCTAACCTCTACATTTTGTGTATCATTATTGGGATTGCTTTGTCGCATAGTCCACTCCTATTAAGATATGAATTATTATATACTATTCTATCTTAAGGCATGTTTAATTATATCTAATTTATGATTAAAAGAAGTTTAAAAAAATTTCATATATAATAATGATAGACTGTTATTAGGTATTTAAGATTTCCTTAAGACTAAAAGGATATAATTAATAAAAATTAATAAGGAGCAATTATGGCTGTTTATAGTTTTAGTACCAGGGCTGCTGAAGACGAACTAATAGTTAGTACAGTAAAGCGTGAGTACAATAAACAAGGACTAAACTTCTCTACTTACATAATAGGGTTAATAAAAAATGATTTAAAACAAAAGGAAGTATGTGATGACAAAAGAAGAATTAAAGGTTAGAGTAGAGGCTGAACTACTAACAGGTAAAACACCTAAAGAGCTAGCGGATAAGTACAGCATACCATATATAACAGTATTAAGCTGGCAAAAGAAGTTAGAGTTAGATAAACCTAATGAAGACATAGCTGTACTAACATCTAATACTATAGCATCACTAGAGATTATAAAAGATGTAGCAAAACGTGAAGCACCTGTAGTAGCAGGTAAAATAGAGAAAATAGTTGATGGAGTTATTGCGCTAAAGAAACTAGAGCCTGCTTTTGCTGAAGCTTTAGAGACTGCTGTAGAAGTAGCAATAGAGTTCCTAAATGAGAAAACGGATGAAGGTAAAACTGCTCTAAGCGTTAAAGAGTGGCAAATGGTTACCTCAACCCTAGCAGCAACCTATAGTGCAATATATAATAAGACTGGTACTACAGTTAACGTAGCTCAAACTAATGTAACAGCTGAGGGTGAGAGTTTGGCATTCTTTAAAGCTAGTCAAAAGGCACTATAATGTGGAATTTAAGAATAACTCCTAAACAGTTTGAGGAAATATACGGCGTAGAGCCGGATGAAATATTCAGCAGGGAGCCACATAGTATAGCAGATTTATGGGCTAATTTCATGCCTAACAAGTTGTGGAGGCTTAATAATCTCTATACTATTACTGATAAAGTAGGTGCTGAGATTAGGTTTGTTATGAACTGGGCACAACATAAAGCATATGCTGCGTCTATTATACACCCTCGCATAATCATATTAAAATCACGTCAGCAAGGTATATCAACATTTTGGCTTGTTAGTTTCTTTGATGATGCCTTAATAGAGGATAACTTTGAAATAGGTCTAATGACTCAAGGACAAAAAGAGTCTAAGGTGCTATTTCGTAGGGTTAAAAGATTATGGGAGAAACTACCACAATTTGTAAAAGATAGACTAAATCTGAAACTTATTAGGGATACTAAAGAAGAGTTAGGATTTAGTAATGGTGCAGTAATGTATCTACAAACGTCATTCCGTTCTGGTACACTACAACGATTACATATATCTGAGTTAGGTAAAATCTCAGCCAAGTATCCAGAGAAAGCACTAGAGACTAAATCAGGCTCACTACAAGCAATTAAAGCAGGAAATACTGTAGTACTAGAGTCTACAGCTGAGGGACGTAAGAACATGTTCTATGACCTATGGTACGGTGCCGTAGACTTCAAAGGTCGCAGAAGTGGTAAAGACTTCTATCCTGTTTTTCTATCATGGGCTGATGACCCTGACTGTGTGCTGAATGTACCGCAATCAGGGTCACCTGAAGCATCCAACTATTTTGCACAGTTAGAACATGCCCTTGGAAGACCTCTAACTAGGGAACAGAAATGGTGGTGGATTGCGCAGAAGCGTGAGTTAGGTTCCATGATGGGGCAAGAATATCCAGGAACTCCTGACGAGGCGTTTGAAGCTGTTAGGGATGGCGCTTACTACGCAGTACTATTCAGGGAGCTTGTTGAACAACGCGGTAGAGTAATAACAAGTGATGCTATAAAAGCCGAGAACAGCAATGGCCGCTTGACTTACATGCCAAACAATAATAAAATTGGTGGAAGCCTATACGAGCCATCACTACCTGTTGAAGTAGCTATGGACCTAGGTATTAATGACTCTATGGAGTTAGTGTTCTTCCAACGCTTTAGAAAAGAAAAACGTATCATAGATTATTACTATAATACTGGAGAGGGCCTATCCCACTACGCCAATGTAATGAAAGACAAAGGCTATAGGTATGGTACGGTATGGGTACCACATGACGCCAAAGTTAGAGAGCTTGGTAGTGGGCTTAGTAGGGTACACAGATTACGTGAGTTAGGTATAAAGCCTAAGGTACTAAAGAGAGTGGATGTTAATACAGGTATTGAGCAAGTACGTAAAATGCTAGCAGATACATGGATTGATGGCGACCTTTGTGAACGCCTAATAACTATGTTCTTTTCATACTCTAAACAGTGGGATGATAAACTAGGCGTGTGGAAAGACAAACCACTACATGATGAGTGGAGTAACCCTGCTGACGCAGTACGTTATATGGCGATGTCCAAAGGTAGTGGTCGTGATGAGGGAGTTGACTATGGTACAGAAGGCAGAAGCAGGTCTACTAAATATAAGATAAGTAGTAACGTTGTAGATGGCATGGCTCTTTGAGCTGTGCTTTTATTGTTTTGAGTTTATTAAAATTTATTAAATTATATAATTTTACGGCTTGTTTTACTTGAGGGTGGTTATAAAATTATATAATTATGTTTTTGATTGTACTGGTATTTAATAAATTTTATTAAATATAGTGGAAAACTGTATTATATGTTAGGAGGTGTTGGGGCCGATATTGATTATCATTATCAACGTCTACCCCTTCTTAAAGATGTCTTAAACGTTTAACTTAATTTAATTCTTTAATCAAAGTTTAACATAATATGGTACACCGACAGTTGATAACAATTATTATAACCATTACCAGTATGACATCTTTACCAAATCTTAAACGTTTAAATTAAATTAAAATCTTTATTCCAAATTTATACAAATTATTATATAATATAAGTATAAAGAGGGGGGAGATAAACTCCAACTTTATAAGTTCTTTATCAAATCTTAAACGTTTAAATTAGCTTAAAGTTTTTATTCCAAATTTATAAAAACTTTGATATAATATAAGTATAAATAAGATTGATATAGCCTATATATTAGGTTATACAAATTTTATCGAGGAGTCTACTATGACTAAAATCCAAATGAAAAATGAGGCACTAAGATTAGCTGCTGAGTTTAAGGCTAAACCACAATTCGTTGAGGCTCTTACAGAGCTTTTGGAGCAATATGCATCTAACGCAAAGTTAGACACAGTTAAACGTGAGAAAAACATTGTTGTAGACGGACGCGAATACACATGGTGTAACAGACATGAGGTATACGAGCCATCAACTAACTTTAAAAATGACAAAGCGGATTGTTGTGTTTTAGCGGATAAAGCTTGGAAACAACTATCAAAAGAGGTTAGACAATTGGAAGAAAGTTTAACAGCTAAGGCAATTGAGGGCGAAGATGTACAAGGTTTAGCTTTACAACTTAAAGAGCTTAGAGAGCTTAGAGGTGGTCGCTACAACTTTGAAGGCAATGCCTTACAATATCCGGATATAGGAGGATATATCTATGATGAAAGCAAATTCATCAAAGAATAGATAGCTAGGCTCCTCTTAGGAGGGCTTATGATGTCTAACATCACTATACTATAACAGGAGATACAATGACAGTTCAAGAGCTATTACTACAAGATAGTAAAGTTATACTACCAATAGGCGCTGCTAAACTACAGCAAATACTTAATACACTATTGTCGTACAAGGAAGATAAGGCTAAGCTCACTAAACAGTTAGAAATAAAGTCTAACATGTTAGAGGCTGCTCAAATGGAGATTTTAATAGCCGACAATACTATACATGAGCTAGATACAGCTCTAACAATTGCTAGGCAAGAGTTACAAGAGCTTAGCAATGTACGACTTCGTTGTGCTATTGACTTAGATTTGTCTGACTTATAAGGAGTTACTATGGAATTTGTAATACAACACGGCACTAATAAGCACTTTGTAACAGTTGCTACCCTTCCTAACAAGGATGGGCTCCACATAGATGTAACCAGAGTTAGACTAATCGGTGGAACTCCATTGACTGTTAGACTTGATGTAGAGCCAACTATAACATTTGATGCATGCCTAACTAAGATTAACAATTTAGCTAAGTTGGACTGCAGTATCTTCAAGCTTTTGGCTAGCCATACCAATGGTGAACCTGATGAGCCACTAGTGAGAGATTGGGATGTCTAAAGTATTAGGGTTCATCCTGTTCATAGTGTTATGCATTGTATGGCCTCCATTACTATTTATATGGTTAGTAATGGTTGCCTTCGCTTTAATGAGTGGATAACTATTGATAAATTGTATAACAGGGCCAAACTATTGATAAATTGTTAGTCAATTGTGGCCAGGTTATATTGAATTTCAATAAATAAACTCATTTAAGAAAATTTTAAGATTGAATTATATCAATTATAAATTATATTCAAAGAGCAGTTTTTTAAGAGAAAATCTATTACTTATTGAATATTAATAAATAAAAGAAAATAATTATAAAAGCTAGCGGAATTATATCGATATAATTTTTATAATTATACTTTAAGATTACTTTAAGAAAACTAAAAGCTTATTCAATGATATAATTATATAATAATAAATATAATAAAATTGATTATAGAAATAAAAAATTTTATTATATTTTAATAAATAATTTGATATAATAATAATATGAAAAGGAGATTATATATATATATGAAATTTTTGGGATATAAGACAACGGAAGAGGCACTCGAATCAGTTAAAAGGGATTGCTACAATCTGCAGTATGTTCATAACCAAACCGAGGAAATCTGCCTAGCAGCAGTAAAGCAAAATGGTCATGCCTTACAGCATGTACACAACCAAACAGAAGAAATCTGCCTAGCAGCAGCCGGTGAGGCTTATTGGTTTTACACTACGAGTGGAACTACTGACGTTAATTTTAGTGAATAAGATACAAAAGGAGATTAGGAATATGCAATCATTCACAGATTTATTACATGAACTACATCAGTCGGCCCCTCAGCCTAACCCTGATTACTACAGAATAATCATGGAAAACGCAGCTACAATATTGTTAGAGGTGTCTATGAGAAACCAAGGAGTTGTCGCACGTGATTTAAACATGTCAATAACACGGTTCTCTCAGATAGTACCGATGCTTAAAGAGGCAGCTACTAACCACTGGACAATATTAACGCAAAGCAAGGCCTAACATGTATGCCAATTATATATTACACATAACAGATGTAGAGCCGGTATACAAATCACCAAACTATAAAATGGTAGTAGAGAGATATAGACATGCTGTTTCAGTTTGGCTACAGTCATCAGCATCAGCACCACTAACAATAGAGGAACTGTTAGAGTCTATACTATATAGTGAGTACAATGGTAATCATAGTAGTAGTTTTGTAGATATGATTAAGAGTGCTAACTCATTGTTATTACAATGGCTATCGGTTGCATCACAATCAGTGGTAGTAAAGGATGAGTTTGTTAAGAACTTGAATATAAAGTATGACCATAATATACACAAGGCCGTATTGGCAGATGTAGTATTATGTGTGTTAAAACTGAAACTAAAACTGAAGGCTAGCAATGGAAAATAGTAGAACGCATGTAGCAGACGTATTTCTTAAGCATAACATTGTCTTGACTCCAGGCGGTAGTTGGACATTTGGTGATGATGGTAAGAAAACAGGGACTGCTCCATACTCAACACATCGTAAGAATAACCCTAACAATTCAGTAAGTGATATGACTAGGGCTATAGCTTGGGCTGATAATGAGTGGTTAAAACATAACAAGGACAATATGGCGAAGCACTATCTGTCTATGAAGCAGAACATATTGGTGTTTGACATAGACAAGGAGCCAGTAGACATACTTCCACCGTGCGATACATATCCAAACGGTAGTATACATATTCCGGCATTGCATCTAACCATGCCGTTATCACTATACTCTCAGACTACAACAGAGGGTAAGTATCACATCTATTATAAGGTGGAGGACGCTACCAAGCTACCATCAAGAGTAGTAGGGCTTATGGATACGGACATTGATACATTCACATACGGTAATATATTTGAGTGGCATGCTTTCGCAGGTAACTATATAGTGTATGACATTCCAATGGTTGATGCACCATCAGACCTATTGGCGATATTAGACCATTTGGGGCTTCCATGTGGTGCATCATCCACGGTTAGAACAATGCCTAACATTCAGAGATATAACCTTATTACTAAGTTTTTGTCTTTGGCATCTTTAGATGTAGTAGCAGCGAATTCAGTAACTAAACATATGTGGAATGCAAAACAGTGGTTTGTGTTTTTCAAGAATATTATGCCTAAAGAGAGTGTACCACCAAATCGTAAAAAGCTTGGAATTGAGGACTTTCCATTAACATATGACTTGTTTAATAAGATTGCTGTTAAGTTGACGGCAACTGCAGAACTTGGTTATGAAGAGCATGTACTGCCATCATTGTACAAACTGTTAGAGATGTGGGGTATTGACCCGATGTCTAAGAAGAGTCAGGCACTTATACATCGAAATATCATGCCGTCATTGCCTAAGCATCCACCAATAGTGCCATATAGCCTGTTTGAGGATACTGAGGAGTTTCAGGCGCATTTAGATAATCAGCCTAATACTGATAACCCTGTGTTTAGAGTTATTGAGAAGGGCCACTTGATGTATATGCATATAAATAAGTTGTCATGGGAGGTTCAGAAACATCACGGACATTATTTCTTTGATGAAAAGGTGGCACATGCACTACATCCAGAACGTCAAATAGTAAATGAGGATGGTAAGGTAATAGGATGGGATAGTAATGTGCCGATAATATACTACATGAATGACCCTTACAAGCAGCAATATGTAGTAGATGAGGAAACATTTAATCACACTATAAACTTGTATACCCGTAGTAGATATTTGAAAGAGGCTAGAGCTGTAGACGTTATACCAGAAAATAACATTATATATAAAGCCATGATGTCTACAATAGGCCAGAAATGGTTGAGATATGTACTATATTATCACGCATATGTATTGTTTGGGGATGGCTCACTTAACATGGTATTATGGATGGCGTCATTACCAACTGATAAAGGCGGTACAGGTAAGTCAATAGCAACTGTAGAACTATTATCACTGATTGCTGGCGGTGCTGTACAATCAATAAATGAGAAGACAGCTCTTTCAGGTTGGGGTGATGTTGTTGCATCTGCTAGACTTATATCACTAGAGGATATGACAGACCTGAGTACTAAGGATTGGGACCAGGTGTATGCCATGATTAAACAGTCCACATCTAATGCTTATCGCAGGCTTAACATGAAGGGTGGAGCCATAGTAACTCAGAGGGTTAATGTTACCATTAGCGGTAGTTCTAACCATAGACCGATGTTACCACCATCAGATAGAAGGTTTTTGTGTTTAGAGCCTGCTCATTTAAGAGGTATAACAGAGAGATTGTCAGATGCAGATGGCGAGAAGTTGTCTAGGATTATGCATAGTCATTCATATAGTGAAGAGGTTCAAGAGTATGTAGACTATTTATATTATTTATATTCACTACCACTAGATGATGAGATGTCTAAGGCGTTATATAGATATAGTCCAGAAACAGAGTATCGTTCTAAATGGATTATGGAGGGTGCAACAAATACTCAAAATGTTGTACATACTATATCAGATGCAAGAGAGCTTATCGGGCTTATTAAGATGGAGAATGAGCTTGATACAGAGCAAGTAATAATGCTATTTCAATTTGTTATGCATACTTGGAATAGAGAAACAAGTAAAGCAGCTGTATCATGGAAGTGGTTTGCAGAAATACTACCATTTATTATGAGTGATAAGTATAGTAAAGACACGTTTAGTAAGCTTGCATTGTCTAAAATGTTACAGATTGATTTTACAAATGTAGGTATTAAGTATAGTAGTAAATGGCGAGAAGGGGTGCCTAGATACTTATCACAAGAGTGGTCTGATTGGCCGTTTGATGGGTATGTGTTTAGATTAACAGAAGATGGCCATAAGTTATACGCAGATGTAGTACAAGAGCTTCAAGAGAGTTTGTCTACATATGAAAATCCAGAAATGTAAAGGTATCACATGGAAATGCTAGAACAAGTAGGTAGTTTTAACCAGCAGATAAAGTTTATAGAAGGGTTTGCTGGTTCAGGTAAATCAACTAGGCTGTCTAAAATGGCTGATGATAGTACTCTTGTGCTAACACCTACACATAAGGCAGCTGATGTATTAACAAAGAAAGGAGTTAAGAATGTAGTAACTATACATTCAGCTCTTAAGTTAGTACCAACACTAGATCAGAACTTTAGGCCTGGACAAAGGATGCAAAAGCTTCAACGTATTGATGGTGTAGATTTGTCAAAGATAAAGAAAGTTTTTATAGATGAGTTTTCTATGATAAACCAATCAATATTAGACTTATTGTTATCTGTATTACCTGAGACAGCAGCAGTAACAGTATTTGGAGACCCTTATCAGCTTCCACCAGTTGATGGACAGCCAATAGAGGCAGAGCTATACACCGAGGATATTGAGGAACTAACTGTTCAACATCGTGCAGAAGCTCCTGAGGTTGTTGAGACATTTATGCGTTTTATGAACTACATTAAGACTGGTAAGGAGATGAACTTAAAGCTAAATCCTAAAATAAAGCAAGGTACACTAGATGATTTTAATCCAAAAACAGATAGGGCTTTGGCATATACAAATGCTAAGATAATAGAGTTAAATGATGAAATAGCATCTATATTACATTTACCTCTAACATATGATATTGGTACAGAGCTTATTATAAATGGTATTGATTGTGTATATGACTCACCCAGTGTAGATGATAATAATACACTAATATACCCTACATGCATTAGTAAGGGGCGACTTATGACTGGTACAGATTTGCAGATAGCTAGTCAGAAAACTACTAATGAGATAGAGAAATATGGTACTAATTTATCTATGTATGATAGGGCTACAGTTGTAGTAAATGATGTACCATACACTATATATTATGATGCTAACCATTATGCTACAACTAAAAGACTTAAGCTAGGAGTAGAAGAGGCTCAGTATAACGTAATAAAGCTTCACAGTTTAGCAGATGATATAAACCTACCACAATGGTGTAAAGAGAATAGGTTTGCTGATGGGGTAAAAGAGAGAGGGTTTGCATGGTCAAGGTACATTGCACATACAAGCTTAGTGTTTAATCTTGCACGGCCTTTTGCTACTACTGTACATAAGAGTCAAGGTAGTGAGTTCTCTACAGTTTATATAGCTCAAGATGACATAAAGAAGGCTATACGTAATGGATATTATGTTACTTATGCAAGACTTATGTATGTTGCCTTAAGTAGGGCAATAAATCGTGTCATAATAATTAAATAAATTAAATTTAATTTAAGAATTATTATGATATAATAATATCTAAATAATAAATAGAGGTGCTTAATTGGTACGTAAAATATACGATATAGGGTATAGAAATAACAAGGTAGAAGTTATAAATATTCAAGACAATTTATACACTTTTGCTTGTGATTGTGGTTATGTATTTACCAGAAGAATTGGATTGGATAGCGTTCCTTCAATGTGTAGTAGATGTAAAACATTACGTAGTGATGCTATATTAACTGATACATACTCTACAACAAGAGGGTATACACTAGAAGAAAAACAAATGATTGACGATTACTTAAAAAGGAGAGCAGATGGAGTTTGATAGGTCACATTTAGCACTATTTGTAGATAATGAGTACATTGGAAGATTTTATGCTACTCTAGAATTGCTTATAAAGCCAGTAGTTAGATATAAGCATTATCTACACTCAGATAGCGTTACAGCTTGTAGGAAGCTTAGATGCTTCAACCTAGATAATACCCTTGTAGCAATAGGCATATCTAAGGTTAGGAAAGCGCCCGAGTACATGCAACTATTACTTAAGATAAGAGACCTTAAGGATAAGTTCCCAGATGGTATACCTAATACTACTGATGTATGGGCAGATAATAGGTATACACCTACTACCAAGCATGCTATGAGAAAGTTTAAACAGCAAGAGTTTATAAAGAAATTTAACAACCATTGGAGTAAAAATGAAACACGAACTAAATAACATTAAAGAGTTTATCAGAAAGGCTAGGATATTTATGCGCTTCTATGAGGCTGATGTAATCACAATAGCGATTATTACATTGTTAGCAATGACAGTAGCTGTTACAGCTATTAACATACACTAGTAGAAATGTAATAACACAAAACTTAATAAGAAAAGGAAACGTAGGCAATGAAAGTAAAATTATTACATAGCACACCTTTATATGTTGCTTCTAAAGCTATTAGGAAATGTTGGGCAAGCGAAGATAAGAGTGATACAGATTACAATGGTGAAGTAATCTGTACTGGTCAAGCAGATATGGCCATTATAGATAGAGTAGGCAATAAGAACAAGCACAGTTCAACATTAGAACATCTGGTTTATAACTTTGATATAGATGGGCCATCAAGGGCATTACTGCAAGAGCAGGCTAGACATCGTATTGCATCTATTAGTGTTCAATCTAGTAGGTATACATTAGAGAAAGTACTTGATGGTTTAGGTACTATTAAAGAATGCCTTGTTATGACTGGTGATTTGGATATAGACAATTTAAACATTGAACATATGACTAAGCTATCTGAACTTATAAAAAAACGTGGCAAGTCTCTACCTAGAGATATATCTAAGTATGCCATAGTAGAAGCCTATAAGACTTCATTTGTATGGACAGTTAATGCAAGGAGCTTACAAAACTTCTTATCATTACGTACAGACAAATCAGCACTGTGGGAGATTAGGTTACTTGCTACTGCTATATTTAAAGCTTTACCAGAAGAGCATAAATATTTATTCACAGATAGTGTTAAGCCGATTTAGACAAAATTATATATTTAAATTTAAATATATAAAAAAAATTTATTAAATTTTAAGATTTAATTAGATATAATATTAATCTTTAAAAGAGATAGATATTATATCTTTTAAAGATACAACATAGGTTTTATAGGATTTTCCTACTTTGGCATTAAGCCACAACAATAAATTACTTTGGTTTTATTACTTTACTTATAAAGTAAAAGAGGAGTCTATTATGACAAAAGCAAAATTACATGAAACAGTCCTTGAACTATGTTCAACTTATAAAGCAAGTGAAAAACTTACTGCAGCACTTAGCGAATTAACTAAGCCAAAAGTTGGTGGAAGCTCGGATGTATCTGATTATACTGTATTCGGTGAAGATGGTTCAGTTAAATTTATTTTCTGTACTTACCACAAAAAATGGGAACCAGTTGTTGCTTTGGATGCGGACGGTGAAGAGTTTGAACTTTTCGTTAAAGATGAAAAGTCTAAAAATGGTTACCGAAGATATTGTGATATGGGTGACAAGCAATGGAAAGAAGCTGCAAAAACTTTTAATGCTTCTAAAGCAGCTATCATGACTGATGTGCTTGATGAAAAACTTACAGGTGCTGAAGCTAAAATTGAAATTGATAAACTTCAAGCAGCTCGTGATATTCACCAACCTCGTGAAGATGGTTTAGGTTCAGACGAACAACCAGAAGCTTAACTTCTTTGAGTCATACTATGTATGGCTCTTTAGAGGTTAAGCATTAGTTCCAGCCCAGAAATGGATAACGAAGACAATAACGGCGGTCTTGACTAATGCAAACCTTAGGTTCCCAAATGGGCTTAGTTAACAATTAGTACTAAAAAGGAAACACAATGGCAGCAAAAGCAAAATTAGTAGGAAAAACTAAACTATTACCATTATCATGGGTATCAGTTAGAGGCAATGGAAAGTTGAAAAAAGATGCTGAAGACAATGGTAACCCAGAAAATTACATTTATTGTGCAACAGTTACAATGGATGAAAAAACTGCAACTGAGTTAAAAGCTGAGTTTGATAAGTTTTGGCGTGAGAACAAACCTAATGGTGTAGGTAAACAGAAATATGACGTTATAAAAGAAGAGCTTGTAAAAGTTCTTGACGAGCATGGAAAACCTGTACTAGATGATGAAGATGAGCCAGTTAGAAAATCTACTGGCAAATTTGTTATGATGGCTAAAACTATGACAACGTGGCCTGATGGCAATCCTAATGTAGTAAAACTACTAGGTAGTAATGGTAAAGAATTACCTACAGGACATCCATTAGAAAAAGGTTGCGGTGAAGGTACAATGGGCATTATTCACTATGCAGTAGGTATTAATGCATTTAAGGATAATGAGGGACTTCAAGTATACCTTAACGGTGTACAGATTAAAGATTCTACTTTTGTTGAATATGTTGGCGGCGGCAATGAAATTAATGCTGAGGAAATTGAAGATGATGTAGTAGACGTAGAGACTGATACACCAGAGGTATAATGTGAGATTAGACGTTGAAGCAATTGAAGACACTCCTGTAGTAGACGTTACTACAGAGAGCTACATAAAGGACCTCGAACTTGAAATAGCTAGTCTTCAAAAGCAGATACGTCTTCTTACTAAGGGAAGAAAGCTAAAGAGCCTGAAGATGTAAATTGTTGCGAAAGCTATAAGGTATTAGTGGCAAACTTTCACACGCTATTGGATGATATATTGCCATTTTAAAAGACAGAGTTGTCTAAAACACTAAGGAACTACAATGGAATACAAAATAATAAATTCGGTGTCTGAGCTCCCCGCTTTTGACAAATCACTACCAGTCTTTTGTGATAGTGAAACAGATGGCCTATATGGACCACTAAGAACTCTACAAGTACTACAACCACAAACAACCGATATTATCTACATAATAGATATTGCTCCTATAGGATACAATAAACAACAATGGGCTAAAGAGCTTATCCTAATAGAAGATTTTGTAATGTCTATGCATACTGTATGGTACAATTCAAGTTATGATTTAGGTACATTAAATATTTCCCCATCTATGGGTGCTAAACATCCTGCTGATATTACTATGGACTCAAAATATGAGCATAGAGTTGATGACCTATTTTATGCTGTTAGAACTGCTTATCCAGAGTTTATGGAGTTTGGCCTTAAGAGCGTAGTAACCAAGTTATCATATACAAAAGATATGTATAAAGGTATAAACACTAATGACTCTGCAAAAGGGTTCATAAGAGGCTCATACATTGCATCACAAGCATATGATTATGCTGCTAAAGACGTACTTGCTTTATCTTTAATGTGGCGGGATAAAAAAATCAAAAACGTTATAGAAAATAATCTAGCTTATAAAGTAGATATGATGTCACAAGCTTATGCATTAATATATCAACAAAATGGGCTTATGGTTGATAGAGAACTATGGAAGCAAAAGCTAGAGTTTGCTGAGAAAGAAGTAATAAAGTATACAAACTTACTACCTAAAGGGTTTAATCCTAACTCATACAAACAAGTTAGAAAATTATTAAATTCTAGTAATAGTGATAATGAGGCATTAGTAACCATAGTATCTAAAAACAATGAGTATAGCAATAATGCATCATATATAATAAATGCTAAAAAGTACAAAAAGCAGGTATCATATTTAAAAAGTATTAACTTTGATAAAATGTACACAAAGTTTAATGCTGCTGGTGCTATTACAGGAAGGTTTACATCTGCAGGCGGTGATTTAGATGATGGATTTAATGCACAGCAAATACCTAGAGATTTTCAGAAGCTATTTACTCAGGATATAGGAGATACTACTGTTATAGATTTGGACTACTCTACACTAGAGTTAAGGTTAGCATGTGCAATATACAAAGTACCATTTATGTACAAACAATTTAAAGAAGGCAGAGACCTACATATTGATATGGCTGTTAAGGCTTCTAAGAAATCAATAGCACCTGATGGCTTTCCAAACATAAATCATAGAAATATGTTACCATGGGGCACTGGTCATGAGTTATACCTAGATGAACAAAATCGTAATGACGCTAAAGCTATTAACTTTGGTTTCGTTTTTGGCATGAGTGCAGACTCCTATGTACCTTATGCATTTGTTAACTATGATATAGTAGTAACTGCTGAAGAAGCAAAAGAGCTAAGAGCTGCTTATTTTGAGATGTATCCTGAGCTATCTGTCTTACATGGTAGTATATGGAGATCGTATAAAAAGCCTGATTTCTTTGTTGAAACTGCCTTAGGCCGTAGAGTAAAACCTAAGCTAGGAACAGATGGTATAAATATACCTATTCAAGGTAGTGGTGCAGAGACTACTAAGTTAGGTGCACACTATATGATTAAAGAAAATCCGCTAGCATTAAAATACATATATAATGTAGTACATGATGCGATATACTCTAGAGTACCTAAATCTGAAAAAGAATATTGGGATGCATTACAGAGAGCAAGCATGCTAAAAGGTTGGACTGAAATTAGTAAGACAGCACTCTTTAAATATAAAGATGTACCTATGGAGGTAGAATAATGCTTACTAGAAAAAAAGCTATGGAAAAAGGCAAACTAATAGTTGAGATAGACATAAATACTGTGTGTAATCTTAGTTGTAATAACTGCAATAGATTTTCACAGTTCAAGTCTACTTTTAAAACACTGGATAAGTATTATATAGATGAGTTCATTGTAGCTAACAAGCATTACGGTAAAGACTTAGTGGTTGCTATACTTGGTGGTGAGCCTACATTACATCCTGATATAGATTATATAATTATAAACTTAGCTCAGCATTTTAATGTTATACTTACAACTAATGGATTGGTGCATTATACTCCACCAGTTGATATAGTTATAGAGGACTCATCTAAGACAAAAGATACTGAGCCTGTATTTGCATTAACTATGAATGCACCTATAGATGATCCAGTATATACAGATATGGATTTTTCTATGGGGTGTAGACAATCAGGTATATGCGGTAATGGCTTCAATGAACGCGGCTACTATCCATGCTCGGTTGCTATGAATATAGACAGGATGATGCATTTACCTGGTGGTGATTTATATGGTATGAGCTATTTAGCATCTGATACATTATCAAATTCATATGCTTATAGGAGTGCTACGCTTAATAAGTTATGTAGGTATTGTGGTACATTCCAAAATAGACATTATGGTGTGCTAAAAGCAACAAATCTAGGCACAGAACAAGTATTTAGTAGAAGTTGGAAATTTATGGAGAAAACAAAATGACAGATGTAAACCTTGGAAGCACTGGTAGAATATTACCAAATAAAAACAATAAAATAGCACTTGTAGATGCTGATACAGTAGCATTTGCTGCAGCTGTATCATGTGAGTATTCAGAGATAGTAGATAAATCACTATGTACTGATGAAGAATGGCTTCTAATAGAGAATGACCCCGGTTATGATGAAGAAGCTGGTGTACTATATGGTATAAACATAGATGAAGCAGTTACTAGTTGTATAAATAAACTAAACGTTATTCTTGAAAACACTGGATGTAAGGACTTTTATTTGCACTTTACAGCCGGTAGGGATAGCTTTAGATATACTAGGATAGCCAAAGAGTACAAAGCCAACAGATTGGTAGACTCTCAGGGAGCAAACACAAGAGCACCATTTGGCCTTTATCAAATAAAGCAAGAACTATGTAGAAGATACCCACTAAAAACAAAGATGTGGTATGAATGTGAGGCAGATGATGCAGTTTGGTGGTTAGGTAATAAGTACCCTGATAAATATATAGTTTGTGCAGTTGATAAAGATGTATTAGGAGCTACTGTGCATGAAGCATTCAACTATTATACAAGGGCTGGTTACACTCACCCTAAATCCGGTAATGAGATACAACCTATAGATATGAAGTTTGTTACAGCAGAAGAGCCTGAAAAATTCTGGTATAAGCAATGTCTAACCGGTGATGCTGGTGATGGTATTATAGGCTTATCTAACATAGGACCTGCTAAAGCTAATAAAATATTAGTAGGATGTAAAAGTGAGTTAGACATGTGGGATGCAGTAGTGGAAGCTTATGAGAAAGCTGGTAAGAGTATGCTTGACGCATTACTTAATATGCGTATGGTTAGATTAGACCAATATAACCCAGAAACAAATGTGTTAACCTTATGGGACCCAAGAAAGTTAAAGGATAAATAATGACAATAGGTGTTACAAGTCTTACAGAGCATAGGATAGATATAAAGTTTGCTGATTATATAGTTACTGCTTTAGAGCAGCTATATGATGTAGTTCGTATAGAAGATGCTAGTATTCTAGAAAATACGATAGACTTAATTATAGTTACAAATGGGGTATTATCTGATGAAGTATCAGTACATACAAAAAATGTTTTACTGTACATGAAAAACATACCATCTATATACCTTATAGATGACCACACATGTTGGGTACCTGAAGATTATTATTCATGTACAATAATTAGTCAATTTACTAAGCACCCAATATCTGATACAAAGATGGAATATTTCCAAGTTAGTGAATTGGCTTTATTTGATAGCTCTTTCGATGACTTATGGGAATTGACAATTCCAGATAAGGCAGGTTCAGTATATTGGGGGCAATATAAGCCTGAGAGACATGAGCAATATAAAAAGTTTCTACAGCCTGGTACTACAGTTATAGGTAGAAGATACCCTGCTGAACTAAGTAAGAATTGGATTATGGGGCCATTCACTAAAGACCTAGACCATCTTAAGAGTATGCTTATAGGGCATTACTCAACTCCTGTATTTGGTGATAAATTTCACGATGGTACTAATTTTCCTTACAGGATATATGAAGCATTTATGTGTGGTATTAAGCCTATTATATCCACAGAGTTAATAGGTAATCGTACTTCATTATTTAATGAAAAACTTGGATGGCTATATGATTGCATAGCTTGTAAGCTAGAAAAAGAGGATTATGCATGGCTATTAAATGAGGCAAGAACTAATGTAACTAATATGTTATCTAGTTTTATAGAAAGCACTGATGTATACAGAACATATGCAGCCAAAGCTGTTCAAGATAACATAGAAAGTTCTATTGATGATGTGTTAAGTCAGAGAGCTACTGTATACGGTACATATATAAGTGGAGTTGAATGTAGGAGTTCTATAATGAACGCTCTAAATGAAAAGCATATTGCTACACGAAACAAAGATTTGCCTGAGTCAGTAAGAGTAGTATTTAGTGACTTAATACTAAAACTTATGCGAGCTGCTTCAGACCCATCCCATGCAGACTCATGGTTAGATTTGGCTGGATATTCTAAGTTAATACACGAAATGTTTGAGGAGAACCCAGATGTATTTGAGAGTTAATGATATAAGACAATGGTTTAGAAAATTGCACTCTGCTGGAAAAGTAAACAGCAGAGGCATGCTAGAAATTCAAGGTGTATCCTTTATAGCTGATAAGGATAGAATTTTTGGTACTCCTAACAAGGAGTACATAGAAATGGAAATAGAGTGGTATTTATCACAATCACTTAATGTGTATGATATGCGAAATCCTCCTAAGGTTTGGATGGATGTAGCTACTACTTATGGTAATATAAATAGTAACTATGGTTACTTAGTGTTTAGTAAGGAGAATGGTGAGCAGTTTAGAAATGTTATAAGAACTCTAAGAAAAAGACCTGACTCTAAACAAGCTACTATGGTATACACTAGACCATCTATACATAAGGATGCATATATAGATGGCATGAAAGACTTCATTTGTACTAATGCAGTAAACTACAATCAAGATTTATATGATAGTAGCAAAATCAACTGTATAGTACAAATGCGTAGTAACGATGCAATATTTGGTTACAAGAATGATTGGGCTTGGCATAAGTTTATGCTAGATAAAGTATGTAGTGAATTAGGTAAACAGCCTGGTGATATAATATGGCAGTGTGCAAGTCTACATATATACCCTAGACACTTAGACCTAGTAGCTCCCTTATTTGAGTCTTTTATAGAATAGAAAATTATCTCTTAATCTCTCTATATCTCTTCAATATAGAGAGATAATTTTTAATTGATATAATGATATATCTAAAAATTTAAAACAATCCTCGAGCATTTTATTTGATATTTATTATCAAATAAAATTAAATTAAATTAAATTTAATTTAAGATTATTTATGATATAATAAGATAAATTAAATTTAATAGGAGTGTTAATGCTTACATACATAAATGAGGCAATGGTAGATTTGCTTAATGAGCATACAAGGTCTAAGATAGCTGAAGAGCTGCAAGTATCTACGGCAATGATTAGTATTTGGCTACAGAAGGACAATGATTTTTGCCCACGCATAAACGTAGCAAAAAGGTTATATGATGTATACAATATAGTTGTATATCCATATTCTGAGGAGGCGCTAAAAGCGTATACACCTTATGAAACCTTATAAACACCAAATAGCTATATCATCTGATGGCTACAAGATACTAAAGCAACATGGCATAATTTATTATGCACTAGAGGAACGTACAGGTAAAACACTTATTAGTATACTAACATTTGAGCTAACCAGTAGAAATAAATGTTTAGTATTAACTAAAAAGAAATCACTAAAAGATTGGATTAAAACATTACAAGCATACTCAGGTAATAAACCTGTAACTATAGGAGCAGCAGAAGCTTTCAAGTTAAATGGCAAGCAAATATATGTTACTAATTACCATAGTGCAGTAAAGTTAAAACCTGAATTTGATATGGTAATATTGGACGAATCTCATAGTTACTTATCGGCGTATCCTAAAAGAGGCACAATATGGAAGTCGGTAAAAGCACTAACCAAAGGGTTACCAATAGTGTATTTATCAGCTACACCAAATGCCCAAGGATATCAACTACTATTTAATCAATTGGCTTTATCTAATTGGAGTCCTTGGGCTAAATATGTTAACTTTTATAAGTGGTTTAATGATTATGGAATACCTAATAAGGTTAGAACTCCATATGGTTTACAAGAAACTTATAGTAAGTGTAAAGATGATGTGTGGGACAGTGTAAAACATTTGTTTATATCATATACTAGACGAGCACTAGACTTTGAGCATGAGCCTGAGGATATACTACATTATATTGAACTTAGCGATAAGACTAAAGATGTGTATAATAAATGTATTAAAGATGAGGTACTTAAATATGGAAATCTAGTTATACCACTAGATAGTCCAATGAAGCTACGAACTTCATTACATATGTTAGAGGGTGGAGTAGTAAAAGATGGTGACAATTATCATGTATTGGATTTAACTGATAAAGTTGATGCAATATTAAAAGACTTTGGTGACTCTAAAGATATAGTAATAATGTATAACTATATTGCTGAGGGAACTAAATTATCAAAGCATTTTAAAAATGCTACATTACTACAAGGTACAAGTTATGCTGAGGGTGTAGACCTTAGTGCATTTGAGCATTTAATTATTTATAGCCAAGATTTTTCAACAGCTAGACATAGTCAGCGTAGAGCAAGGCAAGCTAATAAGGCTAGAAGCACACCGATAAAGGTACACTTCTATTTAGTTAAAGGCGCAATTAGTGAGCAAGTCTATACTACTGTTAGTGTAAACAAAACAAACTTTATAGATAGTCTATTTAAAAAGGAGCAGTTATGAAACAGATTAAATATGTATGTGTTAGTCTAGCTAATAGAGTAGCTAGACAACCTAATGCAGGCGAGACAATAGTATATGGCAATGACTTGTATGATGCTAAGTTAGAGCTAGATAAGATAATGCGTAAGCATATAAATAAAGGAGATACTATAGTGTACAGAAATAGACACAGTATGAGGGTAAGCGTAAATGATTAGTGCTAAGATAAATAAGGCTTTAGACCTTAATGAACTGTATAACAATCACAGACAAGGAAAGTTATTAAAGAAACAACTAAAGTTTCCTATGCTTGCAGGTATTAAGTATGACGGTAACTACACAGCTACTAAAGTACATAAAGGTAGTATAACCCATTATACTAGTGGGGGGCTTACATATAAGCATACAGACTCTGGCGGAGATATATTTAAGAATGTACTTTACGATGGGTGGTATCTAGCTGAGAGAATAGGCAGCAAAGGTAAAAAAGGTGATAGGGTTAAATGTAACCTAACTGGGCCTAAGGCAGACCAAAAGTCTACTAAACATACGTACAAAGTATTTGACTACTTGACAATAGATGAGTATGAGTCAGGGTATAGTAATAGACCTTATACTGATAGGATGGCGTCTATACTAAGTTCCGGAATACCTATAGCAAATATAGTTGAATGCAAGATACTACTAAACCATGGAGTTCTAGATGCTTATATGGATGAGGTTACTACTGCTGGTTGGGAAGGCTTAATGCTTATGGACCCTAACTGGAAGTGGGAAAATACAAAGAGTAGAAAGGTATCATTTGTAAAGTATAAAGACAGACCAACAGCAGACCTTATATGCGTAGGGGTTACTGAGGGTGAGGGTAAGTACGCAGGGCTAATTGGTGCTCTTATACTTGAAGACTCTGAAGGTCGTACAGTTAATGTAGGAAGTGGGCTTAGTGATGCGGACCGCATGATGGACCATTCGTATTTTATAGATAAGGTAATAGAGATTAAGTATGAGCAAATATTAGATACCTACATACAGCCTACTTATAAATTTATTAGGCATGATAAATCTGTTTGGGATATCAATTAATGAAAGAGCAGGATTATCAATCCAAGATACTTAAATATCTTAATAGTGTAGGAGCTTATACTATTAAGGTAGTATCAGCTGGTAAAAAGGGCGTACCAGATATAGTAGCATGCTATAAAGGTACATTCATCGGTATAGAGGTTAAGACTCCTACAACTAGGAATAACCTTAGTGAGTTGCAAAAGATAAATTTAAGCAGTATATCTGATGCATATGGTATAGCAGTATGTGCTGTTAAGGTAGACGAGATTAAGGAAGTAATAATGACCATAGATAAAGACAAATCTAATATGTACTTATATGGTACTAATGATGTAATACAAATACCACAGGAGGTAATAGATGAGAGATTAAAGTTATTAAGAGAAAACCTTAAATCTAATCTGGTAGTTGATTGGCGTATAAGGGATGGCGTTAAATGTAACACAATAATAAAAGCTATTAAATTCTGGGAGGGTATAAATGCAAGATAACTATGTACAATTTGAAGAGTCATTAATGACAGTTAAAGTGGTAAAAAGGCCTGAAGATGGGGTGTTTACAGTAGAGTTTAAAGTACCTGGCGGTACAGTAAATGAGTTTGTATTCGGTACAGATGAAGGCGAAGCAAAAGCTAAAGTTGCTATGTTAGTAGACTCTATGAAGCAAGGCTTAGAGTACATACAAGATAGAGTAAGAGAAACTTACTCTGAGGCAGAAGAGAGCAATTAAGCTCTCTTATCTACAATTAAGCCACATTCAATAATATTAAATGTACCAGCTCCTGCTTCTTTCTTAGCTTCTAAGGTTAAATCAAAATCACCATCTACAGTTTGGTTATGTAAATATGTGTATGATATAGGTGTAACATCAGTCCTATCCTTAGGCTCCTGCGTCATAACTTGACTACCACTAGCTCTAGTCAGCCTGAATATAGCACTATGGTTATCATCATCTAATGTGTACAGTATATATACTGTTACCATATATACACCAGCTGTAATAGATGTACTAATATTAGCTAAAGTTTCATACACTTCCCCAATATCAGCAGATGCACCATGTACATCATAAATAAATCTATAGTTACCCTCAATGTAATCTAGTCTATCATCTAATAATACATTCGCAGACTCTAAGGCATCTATTCTAGCTGTATTACTATTAATACGACCTATTACTGCTTGACCATTAGAACCATTTTCACCACATGTTAAATCAGCCATTATAACTCTCCTTCATTGTTTGATATAGCTTTAGCGCCTAGGCCTAAGCCTAAAGCACTTAGTATCTTGTTGCTAGCAGTCTTTAAAGTACTAGCAAATTCAGGGTTTTCTTTCATAGCCTTTACTACCTCTGGGTGTATCTCTTCCATTAATACATGTACCTGCATGTCAGTTTCAAACATTTCTATAACTTGGAAATATTTGTTATGGGATAATAGGACTTCATCTTCTTCTACAACTGTAGAGTATTTCTTTATGTCGTGCCCAGTTGTTTTAAAAGTAAATATAGCATGTTTCTTACCTTGTAGAGGACTGCCACGTGAAAATTCAACAGCAACTTTCGGGTCTACTGATGTACTCATAGGAGCTTTATTTGTAATAATAGAGCCTTTAGTCATAACTGCTTTTAACTCATCAAGTTGCGTTGACTTTAATCTAGAGCCTCTATATACTGTACCTTTGAAGTTCTGCTCAGCATTGTCTAAGAATTTACTAATCCCTCCTGGGTCGTCCCTACCAGCTCTAATATTAGCTATATCATCAACATAAGATAAATTAGTATAGTCAGCTATTACATCATCCCACTCACTATAGTCTATCCCTCTATCTACTTTATTAGACCCAGTACCTTTAAATACTACAGAAGGTTTAAAGGTACTCATGTTGTACATTGCTGACTCTATTGTATCGTCTAAATCCTCTAGTTGCTTGTTAAGTTCATATAGCTTATTATCTAAATCTATATGTGACTTAGGCACAATGTACTCCCCAGTGTTAGGATTTATAGGATATTGCTTAATGCCATCAGTTAGTGCAATATACTGTTTAGTAAGCTTATCAATCTCAGACTGAAGTACTTTACGTTTATCTTTAAGCTCACCATTAGCTGCTCTAAATTTTCTAGCATCAGTAGACTCTATACGTCTAAGCAGTGCCTCTTCAGGCACTGCTATATCATCTACTAGGTCTTTTACTCTGTCTGCTAATGAACATTCCATTATTTACATCCTTTAGGGTTAGTTGACTTACCAGTCTTTGCCATGCCTAATCTATTTTCAGCTTGCATCTCTACACTCTGTTTAGCTAACGGTTTACTAGCTTCTTTAATTGCACTGTCTGATATAGATTTAGGCACTTTGATATATCTTTGAGGTATATCAAACTTAGCTTGTATAGATTTAGGTATACCGAACCTACCATCAGCTAATCTACTAGGATTTAACATATAGTATTCTTTAACTTGTTTTGCATCTACCTTAGATGCGTTTTTAATTAAATAGCTACTAAATGTTGTGCCATCCTTATGTGCAATATTAAATGCATCAGTAAACTCCTTACCGAAAGCATGAATAGAAGTAACTTCTCTGGCAACTCTAGAGGCTGCCTTACCTTCTTCAGTTGCACCCTTCATTTCTACATTTATATTACTCTTTACAGCAGTTCTAGCCTTATTACTATACTTAATAGTAGTAGGCGTTTTTAACGCTTCTTTAACTTCGGTTTTGCCTATAGCATTAGCTACATCAGTATGAGCTTTCTTAACAGCTTCAGTAGCCTGCTGTACAGCTTCAACAGTTTGCTTATTAGGATTAGCTTTCTCAGCTTTCTTTGCCGCTTTCAAATCTACTTGGCGTGCTTTATATGCTACCTTGGCTGCCACTAAATCTGACTTAGCTTTCTCCCTTTCAAAGCTCGCTATTGTTTTAGCTGTTGCAAATTCATCTTTAACTTTAGTCATTGTAGCTTCAGCCATAGCAGTATCATCTGCTTCTTTTTGAGCTCTTTCCATAGATAAAGCTTTCATTCTAGCTTCTTCATCCCTATAGGCTATGTTAGCCTCCTCATCAGACATCTTCTGCCATTTAAGGTTTTCAGCAGTGGCTCTGGCTTTAGCGGCTGCTTCATCTTTAGCTATTCTTGCTTGCTCTTCTTTTATGATTTGCCTCTTTGACTTTTGGGACAAATCTACAACTTTAGCAAGCTCCTTATCTAACTGTGCGTCAGTAAGATAAGGATTAGCACGTTTAAACTCAGCTCTAATTTGTATAGGGTTTATAGGCTTACCTGATACTAAAGACTCTGATACCATTTTAGTAATTTTTGTTCTAATTGTACTATATGGTACCAACTCCTTTGCTATTCTTACCATAGCTTTAGCTGGTGTAATAGGAACTAATATTGCTGTATGCATCATATTAGCAAAAGCTTTACCTACAGCTGCTTCAGTAAGCTGGTACGCTGTTTTAGCTATAGTCTCTCCTATAGTATTAGGTACACCACCAAGTTTGTTTACTATCATCTTATGATAAGCTAAGTCCCAATCTTCAAAAGCGTCAGCGTTCTTAGCAATACGTTTCATAATAGTAGAGTTCATATTAATACCAGCTTTCTCAGCTGCTACTTGTACTCCACGCCAATCAATAGATACTTTACCGTGTCTAGCTAGTTTATTCTGGTTAAGTATCTTACCTAGAGTTGTCTGGCTATCTACTAACTTTAGTATATTGTTAGACCTAGCTGTAGTCTCATCCAAGAATGTAGTAGCTGCCTTACTATTGTATAAAATAGAGTCTTTAAATAGTTCTCTACCAGATGCATCATATGAGTTCTGAGCTAATAGACGTACAGTTTCTAATGCATTAATTTTACCAGTAGCTGTACCCTCTCTAAACCCATTTATAATTTCAATAGTTTGCTTATCATCCCACCCATTAATACGTTGCAGTTCTCTTACAGCTTTCATATGTTTAGACGGTAGGTCACTAAGCTGCTCTATACTCTTTAAGTTAGGGTTAGAGCCCTTTAGTGTATTCCAAATAGCTGGAGCTGTATCTAGTACTTTACCTAACCCTTTTGTTAATACAAAGGCGCCTACTCCGTGTGCACCAGCTTGTATAGCATCATAGCCATCACCTTTTGCTTTAAACGCAGCATAGGCTCCATCGGCAAAAGCCATCTTTGTCCAACTAAGTGAACCACTTGCGCCTACTGGAGCATAACGGGCTAAGTTTATTAACTCTGCTGCAGTCATTAAAGTACTAACACCTGAGTTACCATATGTTGCTTTGTAGTCAGCTACTATAGCATCCTCCACTGCTCTAGACTCTGTTATAGCTTTTTGGGCTTTAGCTACTGTACCCTCTTCTATCAAGCCTAAGCCTTCGGATATACGAGATACGTCAGCAGCAATAGAAAATACAGCATGCTTATATTCCATAGCTCTACTTACAAAAGGACTTACTACTCTCTCCTGCAACGTATCCATAAATTCCATACCGAGATTTACCGGGTCTAATACAGCTTTTGCCATTTGTGCACCGGTCAATACACCTCTAGAGTTTTGTGAATACTCTTGAATATCTAGTGTAGTAGCACCTTTGGCTGCCAGATCACTAATTATTTGGTGGTCTACATTACCAGTAAATCCTGACTCTTGCAGTTCTCTACGTCTTTTTGCAGCAAATCCCATTATGCTATCAGTTGTATACTTCTTGCCAGTAAATATTTCCGGTAAGAACTGCTCAGATAGTTCAGTCTCTTTATACTGCTTGCCTTTAATTGCTGTAGCTTTTTCCTCATCTAGCTTGAGTTCCTGCTTACGCTTCTCCTCTTTAGCTAGTTTAAGTTCTTGCATCTTAGCATCAAATGCCTTTTTATACTCAGGAGTCTTATTGTACGTAGGACCACTAAATATACTAAGACCTAAAAACCCACCCGAAGCATCTTTTGCGCTAGATACTGTAGCTGTTTCAGCAGGTATAGGAGTGGTTGAGTCATCACTAACGTCTGTGTACTCTGCATTAAAATCAAATCCAGATGTAGTAGTATTAGCACTAGTTACAGGTGCATCTACTACATCAGTAGCATCCACATCTGTATATTCTGCGTTGAAATCAAAGCCCATTTATAGCTCCTCATATTGCTTAGTCTGCATATTGACTTTGTAGTATTTACCATTTTGTTGCTTAATAGACCAGCCAGCTGCCTTCTCTTCATCAGTTAGTGGTTTAATATTAACAGTAGGCTTATTATTTACACTAGGCTTATTACTATTACTCTTAGGCTTAAGTGTAGTTAGCTCATTAATATACTTGGCAGGAGTGTATACCATACCAGCCTGTATTAATTTCTCACCACTTGTTTTAGTAGATTTAATGGTAACATTAGCCATATTTCTTAAGCTCTCTTGAATAGCAAAATTGTTATCCCATGCGCCATTCCTAATTACAGCTTCAAATGTTTCCCTATCTCTATTAGACGCCTGACCACCATACATAGCTTTAACCATTTCACCGATGATTAATGTAGACTCACCTTTAATACCCATACTCTCAGCAATATCTTTTGCATCCATAGCTGCTATATCTTCAGGTATAGTATCTTTAACAAACTGAGGTAGTTTAGTGGCAAATGTAGTCATTATAGACTTTTCAATACCTAAGTTACCTCCTCTTTTTATATAATCATCTACTCTTGCACTTAAATCAACTATCTTAGCAGTTGAAGCATATTGAGCTTTAAAATCCTTAAAGTCTTTATTTATGCCACCAGCTGTAAATTGCTCAGTAGTCATAAATCTATTTTCTACTTCTTGTGCATTCTTAGGAATAACGTAACCATTACCGCTATTACTACTAATAATCATACTACCGAATGCTTGTGCATTAGTTGCTATTTCTATATCATCCCTAGTTACATTACTACCAACACCTTGCAGCTGCTTAGTATTAATTTGCTCCATTGTTTTGGCTAACCTGGAATTCCATTCAGTACTACCCTCTGAAATGCCCTCATTTCTCATAATGGTTTTTTCCATCTCCAAGACTCTTTCATCCCATGCAAGGGAACCACCACTACTTGAACGTTTTAGCTGTCTATAAATTTCAACAGCATCTTGACCTGGAAATTGCTTTGTTATATAGTCAAGTTCTTTCTCTAATGCTACCCTATTGTCAGCATCAGCAGGTATTCCAGCTAATTGTCTAGCACGTTTGTTAATCTCAGCTTTTAAAGCCTCTGTATCTACTGTAGAGGCAGTACTAGGTGCAAAGTCTTTATTAGGCGCTACTGGAGTAGCTCCATTACTTTGTACTGCTGGAGTAGCTTCAGGACTTTGTACTACTGGAGTAGCTCCATTACTTTGTGCTACTGGAGTAGCTCCATCTTTATTAGGAGCTATAATATTCCGTATCCTAGCACTAGAGTCTTCCAGATAAGCTTTTTGTTCTTTAGTTAAAGTATCATATACACCCATTTGAGCAGAAACAGCACTAATATCTACTATTTGGCCGCCATTTTTAATTAAGAAACCTTCATCAATTACTTTCTTAACATTATCATCAGTTAATGTTGTAGCATCTACTCCTGGTAGTTTAGCTAAATACGCTTTTGTGTCTTTAATATCATGTTCACTAAGTAAAGATAAATTACCAACATCTTTAATATCTAAAGCATCTAGCACAGATTTAGGCGCACGGCTTTTAAATATTCTAAGTGCATCATTTTGTTCTGTAGGAATTTTAGCTGTTAATACATTAGCTACTAATGTTTTGGCTTTATCACCTTGCTCTGCTTGTAGCTGACTTTTTAAGCTATCTAATTCGGCTTTAAGCTGTTCATAGCCTGCAGCCTGAGCTGAAGCTATTACGTTTTGGCTTTGCGCTCCTTTTATCTGCTCAGCCCTAAGTTTAGCTTCATCTGCTGCAGCTTTAGCTCTAAGTTGTCTATCTTGAATACTAGTTTTTATATTCTCCACAGTTGCATAAGCATTTAAACCACTTTGAAGAGCATTACTCATGGCTTGACCACCAAACATACTACCAGACATTATCTACCTCCTTCTCTACCAGGCTTTGGTATACCTAATGTAGGACTTTCTTTAGCTTGCATTGTGCCTCCAACAGCACCACCAGCTCCATTATTACCGCCCATAGCTCCACCCATTATAGCTTGCAAGTCACCGCCTACCATAGCTAACCTAGGGTCTACTTTTCCTTGCTCTATTCCTAAAGCAGTATCCATTAGTACCTTTGCAACTTCTAATGAGTGCTTAGTACCAAATTCACTAATGCCCATAGCTAAAGTTCTTAGATAACCTGCTGGGTTTGTTTGTAGTAATACTTGACCTGCAGGGCCATTCATTACTGTCTCAAGTAGTAACTGGTTTCTCTCTTGTGAGTTATTGGCAATACTAGCTTTTACCTTAATATCAACCATACTAAACTCTATTGCTGAGTCAGGGTGCGACAAAGGAGTAACAATTATGTTGCCTTCATCATCTTCCATAAGTTCACCAGTCTCAGGATTAATTTCCTCATCGTATACTAGGCTTGTTATAGGCTCACCAGTATTAGGGTCTATTTCACCTGTAGGCATTTGAATAGGCTTATTAATCTCAACATAGTGGGCACCATTTAAAGGGTCAGCAATTCTAAATATTTGCTCACCTCTATAGTATTGCTTAATAAGATTAACAATATCAGTACCTATCATCTTGTATAGATACTGAACTCTATCTAATACCATAGTTAGTTGACTACCGCTAGAGGCTGTATTCATTGCAACTTTTCTACCACTATCACTAGCAAACGTAGAACCTAAGAAACTATCATTTATACCTAATACAACTTTTATACGTGTTAAAGCTTGGTCTATGATGATATACTGTTGTTGTATATCTCTACTCATATCTTCTACTCTAATACCAGCTAAATCAGTAACAGGTATAATAGCATTAATCCTACTGAATAATGCTTTAAACTCATCAAGATTTTCTACAGCATTATCTTCTACAAATGCCTTAGAAGTATTAACAAGTAACTGTATTTGTAGCAATGCTTGGTTGATAGCTTTTTGCGTTTCAGTTATATCTCTAAATGGTCCATAGTATTCTGCAATATCTGATGCACTCATCTTAACTACACGAATAGGAAATCTAACCTCTTTAAATGTTATAACCTTTTGCTCAAGTATTACGTCATCACACCATATAACGTTGTATATCTTACCGTTATGTTCTATAATAGTTCTAACAACTAAGTAGTTATTATACTGCTTATATTTACCGATATCCCTACCATTAAACTGTCTCTCATAATCAGCATCTGGGTCCCCATCTAAATGGTTATGATATTCTGTAAGCTCTGCAACTTTAGATGCACCAAATAACTTAATGAGTGACTCTTCAGGCATCCATTTAAAGTGGTGCAAGTGTCTAGCATCACTATAATCATCAAGGAAGGAGTGAGGGTCTAATCTTAGTTGCCAACTTGGTACATGATTAAGTCTAATCTCAAATAAAGGCCTACCAAACTTATCCTTAAGTCCAGTAGGTACTACCTCTTCCTCACAAGCCATTAAACCAGTTAATAGGCCATCTAGCTTAATCTTCTTGTTCATAGTCTCAAAGTCATTTTGGTCTAGAGTATAATCAACTAAATCATTAAGAAGTAATGCTGTAGCTGCAGAACCTGAATATCTAGGCTCTACGCTGACTTTATTTACTACTGACTCCAAGTAGCCTATAATTGCATTACTAAACATTTTAATTATATTAAATGTTTCAGCTGGTTGCCCATTCTCAGCTATTGTAGCTAATTGTGCAGCTGTGTATTGTCTATTATTGTAAAGGTCTATTACTTCCCTACCTTCATTAACAGAATTCCTATATTGCGCCTCACTAATTTTATAGGCATCTTGACAAGCTTGAAGTAACTTAGATTTGTTACCAAGCTTTAACTGGCCTTTAGCAGTAGGTGTAGCCATTATTACTCCAAATATTAATTTACACTGTGGCTGCTGAGCCTGCCCCAGCTGCGGATGCACCACCAGTATACATGGCAGCACCTATACCAAGAGCAGAACCTAAGAAATTCATATAACCTGCTGAAGAGTCTGCGTATTGTTGCGCTCGTGCTTGATACTGACCAGCAATAGCATTTCCGCCGTTTGTAGTAACTCCCATCTTAGCAGCATAAGCTTGATTAATTCCAGATATTGCATTTTGCTCTGTAGCTTTATTACCACTTAACCAACCTTGTTGCATTTGCGCTACCTGTTCAGGAGCTGCCATATCAATAGCAGCATTACTCTCTGCCATCCTAAATGCTGCTTCTTTCTCCGCTTGAGCTCTCATACCGCTACTCATAAGACCGGAAGAGCTAAGAGTTTCATTAAGTTGTTTCATTTGCTTACTCATACTGTCATATAAGGCAGTTTTGTTTTGAGTAGCAAACTTGACTGGGTCTAAGCTACTATAATAACTGTTTAGATTGCTCTCTATACTACCAAATGTAGCTTCCCATTTATCTAGTATGCTTTGATTAAAGTTAATCATTTCAGCACTAGTAGCCCTATTTTCAGCTAATGTTTGACTAGATATAGATAATGACGAATCCATAGCCTTACCTGCAGCTTTTTGCTCTGCAGACTCAAAACCTAATAGACTACCTGCTGAGCCTAAAAGTCCACTTGCTCCCATTATTTGCTCCTATCAAGTTTATATACTTTTGCTATAAGCTCATGACGCTTATCAAGTACTTTTATATGTGAACTATTTATTTCAGTAAACCCTAGTATAGAGCCTTCAGGATAGTCCTCAAATAACTTATCATAAAATTGCCTTAGTAGTTTACTATGCCTTTGCTCAGGCTTTATATATACTCTAGTGCATTGACATCTAAGTAAAGTAGGCGTCAACGTATCAGTAGTATCAACTACTATTACAATACCATCTAAGGTATTAGTAGTGTATATACATTGTTTAGAGTCATTAAAGCATCTAATTATTTCGTGTATGTATAAATCAAGGTCCTCACTAGCATAAGCAGTGAATACCTCCATATACATATCCCGTAACATAAGAGCTAAATCTACAATGTGTTCAGGAGTAGCCTTAATTATCTTCATGTTATATTATACCCTATCTCTTCTTAAAGTTTTATTAATAAAATTGATAATCTCGTTAATTTTATTAATAATTTGAGTATTATCAGCTGATGTGCTTAACATGGATATCTGGTACTCATCAGTAGTACTACTAAGTAACTCATTCCTTAGAGCACTTAGCTTAAAATCTACAAGTTTCTCTACTTCCTTAATAGTAATATCTGTCATGGTAGCTCCCTAGTTTTCCAGCTATATTGTATAGATTTTATAATTCCTTTGCCTTCTATAATAAACATTATAGAATAAGACTTATTGTTGTTATTAGGTATACCTAAAGTAACTACTTCATCTTTTGCTGTATATAACTCTCCATTTGTATTAACATATTTACTACTAACTATATCTACGTCAATAACAACATCCTTATTAGAGAATATAACCTTAACATTAAATGAACCTATAAAATTAATTCTAACCTTATCATACTCTTTAAGAGTAGAGTATGAACCATCTATTAACTGAGGGCTATTGTATCTTAACTTCTTAAACACAGCAGTAGTTGTAGGTACTAACGGCATGAGTGTATAGTCACCAAGACAAAACACATCAGTACAATATATAGTAGCATTACATACTATGGGTAAATTGGGCAAGTATTGTACAGTATGTAATAGTCCTCTTGATACTCCTATTGATAAAGTAGCATCATATGAGTATATGTTATAACTATACCCATTACCATGCCTAAAGTCTATGGCAAGTATACCCTGACTGCTAGTATTGTTTGCTGTTCCTTTTGTACCACCGGGATACAATGTATTGCTAGGTACTATATCATTACTAGCATATATTGTAGGTTTATATGCTAAGTAGTAAACGTTATTAGCAACAGCAGCAGATGATATATTCAAACCGGATATATTACGTATCTTATTAGATGTAATATTCTGTATACTAACCCCACTAATTGCATATATGCCATCTACCCCCAAGAATATACATGAGTCATTATAATAGGCTATTGACTCTGCACTTATACATCCAAGTGAGTCAGATATAATCTGTACCTTAAATGTTTGAGGTGAATTACCGTATAGCAAATATGTATAAGTCTTACCAAACACTAATATACCAGCTGAGCTTTTACCTAGCGCAACTACTATATTAGGCATAGTAAAGAAGTCATCAGTATACCAAGAGTCAGGAGCACCTAAACCAGAGTAATATACTTTAGACCCAACACTACCATATAGTCTACCATTAAGTTCAATAAAGTTCCTAATGTTGGGATTTGGCACACCAGTACGTAAAGTCTGAAGTATTCTACCATCAACCTCTGTATCGTCAAGACTATCTAAATAAGGCAAATCTGTAGACTTTATTGTAGCCACTAATGTAAATCTAGCTAGGTACCCACCAACTCTATAAATTCTATACATATCAGCATTAGATGGAATGGTATCAAAACCACTAAGGAGTATATCTTGATTGTCTGCTGTTACGTATGGTGGTAGGGGTGCAGGAGCCGACTCTATCCCAGTAGTACTAGAATAAAAAGTATATGTATACTTAAAATCACCTTTGTGTACTCCACTTCCAGATGAGCCGCTAGCTGATACAATAGCCTTTCCATTAGGAGTTATAATACCTAAAGGCAATTGTGTACCATCAGGTAATATCTTGCCTTGGGATATGCCATTAGTCCAATATAACTTATTGTCTAATAATGCATTAGCTCTCCAATCATTGTAGAAATATAGAGTGTCCCTATATTCTACAAAATGTGAGCCTTGAGCAGCTTTACCTTTTTCTAGCTCAGTCATAGATTTTAATGAGCCATAAGTTATATCCACATTTGTAAGGTCTAATGCCTCATTCATAGGTAATAAGTGTGGAGCTACTACATTATTTATACCACCTGTAAAATCTAATAGCTCTGTTACGTTAGTCTGTGCCATAGTAACACCTTAATTAGTCGTGAATATTTCTAGCGTTGCACCATTAGGTGAAGTAGTAAGCTTTGTTCTTATTCCACCAATATCAACAGAAGTAGAACCAGGTAATACATACTTATTGTCCTCAAGTGCTTGAACTGCAGATGTAACTCTCTCTATACCATTCTCTATGTTGTTTAGGTTGGTCTCATTTAATGCAGGAGCATTATCATTAACCCAAGTTGTTTTGTTATAATCTACTAAAGCCATATCGTATTCCTTAAATTTAATTACTATACTTTAGTATAGTTTTTACCATTAGTGGTAGTATATAGTACTAACCCTTCCTCAGCCTTAATCTTAGCTTCAATATGGAACCATTTCCTATTGCCTATATGCTCAAAAATTATCTTTCTAATACTGGTAAACCTATCTTTATTAGCTTTGATAATTTCCCAAGCTTCTTCTATAGGCATATCTAATGGTATAAAGTCACCAGTATTGCCTAACAAATGTGAACTAGTTTTAGACCCGCCAACTGCATCGTTTAAAGCTGTATTTCTATAACCAGATGTAGTTAAAAGTCTACCGACTAACCCTCTAATCTCCTCACCAGCACATGCTAAGTACTTAAGTCTTTTAAGTATAAGCGGAGTACTAAGTGCTTCAGCCCTATTGTCACTAACAAGTTCAGGATGTTCTTTACTATTTGTAAGTTCTTTAAACGTAAAATTAGTTGTCATAGCTATCCTTTAATGAGTACTTCTACAAGTATCTATTTTTAGTTTATGTTTATACAAATCTTCCATCCACCTATTAACAGTATCATCATCAAGTGATTTAATACTATTAAGTATATGCTGGTCTGGTGCTGGAAAATTAGGGCAGATACTATTTGTTTTTATGCTGCACCCAGTTATCGACAAGATAAATATCATCAGCAATATTGGTATCTTCAATTTTTTCATATTTCCTCCTCAATGCTTCATCATCCTTAGATTTGCTTAGCTGCTCTGACTCCTTGCCTTTCTTATATATTAATAAGGCAATAGCAGCAGCTATAATGTATTTAATCAGTGCTAGATACTTTTCCATCTTCTGGTGCCTTTGTACTAATACCAGCTTTTGTTTTAGCTAATACAGATAATGCCTTTCCTAACCAGTTCCATTTTTCAGCTTTTTCAGGGCTTAGGAAGTACACCACTAATGATTGAACTGCAACTAAAACAGCTATAATAACTGTTATTAACTCATCTATGTTTGATAATAGGTTATCCATTATTTATCCTTTAATTAATATATATATATATATATATATATATATATATATATGTATGTAACTAGGCATTTAAGGCCTCCTTAGGTAGTAAACTTTGTTGCGTATTGTTTAATAGTAACAACGGAGATTTACTATTTGTTAATACATTTTTAACTTCCGGTGATAAAAACCCTAACTCTATGCATCTATCCAAGGCATAAGGATTTTTAAGTAAAGACTTCATTGTATCAGTACTAACCCTACCTAATGTCATTACTTCTGCTTGTACAGTCAATAGACTTCTCTGTATAGACTCTTCAAAGAAGTTAATCTCATACATTTCTCTATCTGTTTTGCCTTCTATTCTTGTAAGCTCTGCTTCAGCTGCAAGGGTAGCTTCTAACTTAGTTAGAAAGTTTACTTCGTCTTTAGCATACTCTATACTCTCTAATAACTCAGGGAGCATAATTACTGCTTCAAAATTTTCCCTATCTACATTATCAGCACTATATTCAGCTAGCGCTAATGCTCTTCTTCTACCAGCTAAGAAGTTTCTAATAACTCTTAGTCTCTCCCAAATTGTTATGCCATCTACTTCTGTTAAGTAGCTTATATTGTGATTTTGTTGTGCCATAATATCTCCCTATAATCCTGAGCCTGCAAGTCCATACCTTGGTATACCTACAGGTGTTTCAGAGCCTATAATAGTACCACTAGAATTTATCCTTGTTACTGCATTTGTTGGGGTAAATGGATTATTCGAAATTAGTCCTCCATAATATACACCTACGTTATCTATACTTGCACCTGCAAGTCCATACCTTGGGATACCTACGGGTGTTTCAGAGCCTATAATAGTACCACTAGAATTTATCCTTGTTACTGCATTTGTTGGGTTAATGTTAAAGCCAGCAAGGGATCCCCCATAATATACACCTACGTTATCTATACTTGAGCCTGCAAGTTCATGCCTTACTTTACCAACAGACGTTTCAGAGCCTATAATAGTACCGCTAGAATTTATCCTTGTTACTGCATTTGTTGATCCAATAGGAGATATAGCTTTAAGTCCTCCATAATATACACCTACGTTATCTATACTTGCACCTGCAAGTCTATACCTTGAGATACCTACTGGTGTTTCAGAGCCTATAATAGTACCACTAGAATTTATCCTTGTTACTGCATTTGTTAGGTTAATAGTATCTAGGCCACGTATTCCTCCATAATATACACCTACGTTATCTATACTTGCACCTGCAAGTCCATGCCTTGGGATACCTACGGGTGTTTCAGAGCCTATAATAGTACCACTAGAATTTATCCTTGTTACTGCATTTGTTAGGGTAAATGGATTATTCGAAATTAGTCCTCCATAATATACACCTACGTTATCTATACTTGCACCTGCAAGTCCATACCTTGGGATACCTACGGGTGTTTCAGAGCCT